ATGTTTGACAATACAGAATGTGTTACCCAGTTCAATGTAAACCCGTCCGCATCAAAAGAGGTAAGTGTTGCCTGAAGACTGACGAACGTGTTTGTCATCGGAAGATACACAACATATCCAGTATTATGTGCACTTATTGTACCAATCGCACTTGTTGTTCCGTCTGCACTATAAGAACCCATTGCATATTGATTGGCGGTAAGTAATCCGTTGGCGAATCCTATTCCATTGATACCTTCTCCAAGATTGACTGGCATACCTCCAAATGTTCCTGATGAGAATATGATGATGAGGTCTGGCTGGAATCCTACGCCAGTAATGCCTTGACTCCCTGTTGAACCTTTGGAACCAAAAGTACCGACTTTTACATTAGTGACATCAGAGCCTCCTAACGCCCAATATCCAAATCTGTAATTGATTGGCGGTGCATTGGTAATGTTTATCGTGAACCCATCGGCATCAAGACTGACACCCGTTGCAATATAGTCGGGAGTCATCGTTCCAGGTGGGTCTGCGACATATATTGTATTGGTTATATCTGCATACTTCCTGTTGTCAGATGTCGAGATACCGTTCCTGTCATTTGACGCTTGGACAGTCTTGTTTGTCCCATCGAACGCACCATACGACCAATGCGAATTGGCGATTGCCGTAACAATGTTTGCTGTATCGGGTGTCGATTGCAATATAACGAGCTTCGGCTGGAACCCTAATCCGCTAACAGATTGGTTGCCTGTCGCTACGTTTAACGCTAACGCTCCTGAATGTGCGTTTACTGCCATATTACGGTTGTGTACATTCAAGTACCAGAGACAATGAATCTCCTGCTGTACCTGAACCTACTTGTGTTATGTCTACTTGTAATGACATTCCTGCTGTAAGAGCTGGTGTCGTGATTGTCGATGTGTTTGCGCTTGTATTCCCTGCTGGGATTGTAAGTGTTGCGATTGTCGCCCCTCCTACAATCTTCACGACTGCGATGATATCTGCGCTTGTCGGTGCGGTCTTTACCTTGCCCCATAGCCGTGTAGCCGTTATACTCTGGGGCACTATAGCATTCCAAGAAAGGTCTGTTCCCGTTATAAGCGGTGCAGTTGCTATGTAGAATCCAAATGCCCTATAGAGCGTTACTGATGATGGCGGTGCAACTGATTCTACTGCTGTTCCTGCTCCATTGACACGCAACAGATATGTTGCAGTTAATCCTGTCACATCAAGGTTAGTTGTGATTACTTTCTTCCCGCCAGAACCACCCGCGTGTGAATGTCCTGAAGCATCGTTGAACAATAGTTTGCTCTCTTGGATTGCCGCTCCTGCCGCAATCTGTGAATCTGAAATACTGTTGACACCTGCGACTATCTCTTGTCTATCCTGATTGTAGTAGGACGCAGTGAGATTGTCCCCTGTGTTGTATAACCTCGTTATATTTACTATAGCCATATTCCTCCTTTACGGTAAGTCTCTTATATTTCTCGGGAAGCCCATCAGCTCGTATTGGTAGATAGTCGCCCGAGGGTTGGTATCGTTCTTTGTAAACTTGACGCTACACATATGGAATACGCCATATGGTAGTTCACTTCTGTTCTCTTGTGTCATCGTACCACTTCCAAAGGGAAATGTGAAAGTCATAGGGAATTGTGAACCTGCATTGTCTAAATCTATCGTATCCACAAGGTCGTAATCGTTGTCATCAACCGATGTCCACAACTGCAACAATCCCGTATTTCCTGCGAGATATTGCAAGAACAGATACTTGAACTTGTAGAACCGTTTGAAGTCTGGGGTGAATTGCCGACTCGTATACACGAAATCTATTGGGTCACCATTGTCACTATTTCCTCCGTCCATGACATACACTTTTGAATTGCGTGAGTCTGCGAAATATACCCGTGCCCGACCTGAGATGGTTGATACAATCCCACGGGAAGCATAGATGCCTGTATGCTTACTCCACCCTAATGTGATGGTGTCATATACAAGACAGAGGTTGTTATATGTCGATGCGCCATTCGGAACGAAAAACCACACTTTTCTACCGTCAAAAACCATGGAAGTTTTACCAAGTTGGTCTTTGGACAACCCACTCATAGTACCTTCGATATCGTTTGAAATGACACCTCCATAGATTGTGTCTGAAAACCGTGTCTTCTGTAGGCTTCTGAAATGAGGTAAGTCACCTGTAAAAGAAAGGAACAGTAAATCATTCCCTACGTTTATGAATGATTCATGTGCGATACATCCATAAGTAGCAAGTTGTTCATTGAGTGTCGCTGTAGTGAACGCAAGTTCTGTCCATCCTTGGAACGAATACATACGGAACTGCTTTGAAACAACCAATTCATCTTTAATGATGCTCGCCCCAGTGATGATGTCGCCATCGTCAGGAGATATATCAAGAAACTCCCCAGCTACCCATGTTTCAGGAAGACCGACATAACTGTAATATGCTCTGCTTCTATAACCAGAGACGTTCAACGACCACATGAAGTTATGGAACCATATCAAGTAGCGTCCAATCGGAATACTTGCTACAGTAGTAAGTGTAGTGCCATCCCACTTATGAACGGTATCTGTCCCGTTCGTGATGTAGGTAGCTCCTGCGGCGGTAACCAGACTGCAAGCCAGTCCAGCCGTGAAAGTGTTTGCGCCAGGCGCGAGAGTCCAGTTACCGCTCGCAGTTTTGTAATACATGACAGCGTTAGTTCCCAGAACGTTGTCGTTGATTTTAAGAAGTTGGTTATGGGTTGATGTAGTGTGAGCATGAAACCCGAGGTTAGGTTTGTTTTCCCCAGTATCGTTCCCATAAATTATGTAGCCAGTCCGTTCGATAATCTTATTACTATCAAGAAAGGCATTCTGCACCATGGCACACATATTCGAAGGAAGTAAATTACTCGGGAACTTGTCGTTGTACCCGATAATCATTTCTGTATCTTTGAGTGTTGCGAGTCTTTGCATAGAACTATAAACCGCCTGTAAAATCAGTATCAAATCCGATGGAGTCTAAGATAACACGCCCATCGTCACTGATGCGGTCCTCTAGTTCTTGCATGAGGTCTTGCTTCATTTTATCCGCATCTTCAAGATACTTAGCCGCTACGACTTCTTCTTGCTGACCTTTGCGGAGCAAGTTCCCTGCCGCAATAAGCGGAATGATGGTTGAATAGCGTTCTGGATACGGAATGTTCGGCACATCAGTCGGATTGACTAAATCTGCGATAGTCGGGATATACCAGACCTTTATGCCATTTGGTGCATCTTGCATTGGGACTGGGATGATGCCGATATGGAAGTTTGCGCTGAACCCGTACACATAATAGAGAGGGCGAAGTGTCGCTGAACCCGTCCCAGAGGTCATTATGCTGTCACGGATAGCTGATATGTCCCTTATAGGGGCTCCTTTTACATAAACGAGCGGGTTGGTATTGGTATTATAGTTAATTTCTACCCTGCGTAGCTTGAATACGTTATTCGGAAGTCCATCTGTTACCCCATATTCTTGCTGTGCATTTATGATACCCACGAAGATTGGGGTCGTCATATAGAAGTCTTCATACGTTGTCATTACAGAGGTAACGACATCATGGTATCCGTAGTTCACTTCCCTCTCTACTTCTGTTTCACTCCATGATTTCTCGGACACTTCATCCAAGAACATACGGGTTTTTGCTATAAGAGTTGAATATGTCTGTGCCATATTACGCTACACCTCCGATTGATTTGATTGATGCCACTAAGATTCCGCCTGCTTTCTTGACTGTAGCATACTCCATGCCAGCTATCTTTCCTATGTATGAGGCAGTTCCATATGCCGCAATACACGCTTCATAATCAGGCAATATAGAAGCCGTACCGAATGGGTCTGGACATGGATACCCCGAAGCCACTCTGTATGATAATGATTTTCCTGCGTTTGCGTATACCGAATTGGAACCAGCTGTTTCTAAGACAAACGCCAACCAATATGTTGTTCCAACAATAACAGGTGTAGAAGTTATAGGGATAGTATTCCACGCTGGACCACCACAGAAGGCACTTCCCGATACAATCAACGCACCAGGAACACCAGCATTATCCGCATATATTCCTGCGCTTACATTCTGACCGCCTGTGGATAAATAAACATGAAGTTCTGTTACTGTGCCATGGACAGGACAGATAAATGAGGAGCCTACAATGTTTCCTGCATCAACCCCGCCATCGCCTGTCACACCGTCTAATCCGAAAAGTTTTATCGCCATACATAAAGGCTCTGATTACGCAATTTCAATCTGTACCAACTGCGGATTGAACATGAGTACATCAGTAGCCAAAGCTACCCCTAATATCTGTACCACTTCATCTGTACCGCTTGGCGCAACCTGCGTCATCTTGCCTTTAAGTATTGGCGTACCTGCCACTGGAAGCGATAAGTAGACCAAACCTCCGACAGTCCAACTTGGTGCGAGCGTATTGAGATGAGCGATACCGTGTAGTAAGAATCTCCCTGTCGCGTTTGTGCTTATAGGTTCTAAAGCCATTGCAACTGCCGTTGCCGTTGCGATGGTCGTTGCGTCCCCAAGATGGAGTTTCCCGTCAGTCCCGACATAACAAACATCTCCGAGTACAACATCTTCTGCCGCAGTCAATTCAACAATTGTCCCTGATGCTGTATCCGCCAATGGAGAACTGTTAGTCGTGATACCGTCTAATTCAATGATGTCAGATTTTATCTTCATAATCCTCCTATGCAACTTCCGTCATTTCAATCTTCGCTACCCAATGTATAGTTGTAACTATTGGCGGTGTTCCTGCAATAACTGGTACTCCTGTAACCATGATTGCTGGTCTGCCGTTTGTCGTGTCTGCTGTAACCGTTACGTCCCATGTCGAATCTGATTCAAAGATTGTTTCCTTGACCAGCCCGTCTACGGTGAAATTGATTGTCGGTGGTGTACCTGCAATCATTCCGCTTCTCACTGATGTCCATTTCAGACGATACATCGCATGGTCGGAGGCTCCAACTTTCTTTGCAATGATTGTTGCGACAAATGCGTATGCGGTGTTATCTTTTGTTGAAAGATAATTTGTCGCTCCGTCCAGAGCAATCTCTGTCGGTGTATCGTTTGTGGTTATCTTCCGTGCTACCAACTGTGATGTCTGTGCATCTCCTATCGCTGAGAACATTCCTGTTGCTCTTGCCTCTTGCCCATAGTTTATTGCTCTCGCATTCAGACCTGTGACAGTCGAATATGGAGCCCATGCTATGTTTTGATATCCTGTTACGAGACAGTTGCTTGATGCGTTTATTTGATGAGACTGTCCTGCAACTAAGTTGTAGTTCCCTACGGCATAGTTTGTCGTATGGTTTCCACCGAACATTGCGTTCCCTTGCCCTGCACATTGGATAGTTGACCCTGCAACGATGTTGTAGTGGTCATTTGCTATCGAGTTGCCATACCCGAACATTGCGTTCCAACTTGTAGCATGAACCATTACGTTCAATTGTCCTGAGATGGTGTTATAGCTTCCAAGGACGGTGTTCGTTGAACCGAATACCGCACTTTGTACTGCTGTAACTGCATGATGGTCTCCCCATACAACTGTTCCACCAGCAAGACTCGGATTTGTTGATGTCGCAACAGCATTTGTGTTGCCACCGACAAGATGGTCGTTCCCCGAAACAGTATTCAATCTCCCATGAATAAGTGACCAGTTTGCATTGACGGTATTCTGTTCTCCTCCGAGATAATTCTGTCCACCGCTTACAAGTACCTGATAATATCCATACACCAAGTTATGTGTACTTCCTGCCGCGATAGAATTGTGTGTTCCCCCTACGATATTGTAATCTGCTAGTACGGAATTATTGTCACCCACAACTGCGTTATAGTTTCCCGTAACTCCGTTTGATTTTCCTGCAACAATGTGCCAGGAACCGTCTACACTATTCAGTTGACCGAATACCGCACTCAATGTAGCAACTACGGTGTTATTTGCTCCATGCACAATGTCGTGTCCAGCGACTCCTGGGACGAGCGAGGTAAGTAGTGAGTTGTCAGTACCCCCCACAACATGATAATTACCTCCAAAAATGTTATTTAGACCAGATACGATATTTCCTCCACCACCGTTTATCTGATTGGTAACACCTACCACAAGATTTCCACCGTTGGTAACTTTGTTTCCGTAACCGAATACTGCGTTGTAATCTCCTGCTACGTCATTTGCCCTACCCATCACAGCACCATAACTTGCGATGATTTTATTCTGCCAACCGAATACTGCGTTAGCTTCACCAGTGATTCCAGCATGGTTATATCCTGCCGCTATGTTGTAGTTGCCATTGATAGATGTGCTTTCCCCGAATAATGCGTTTCTTGTTCCGTCTATGTAGTTTGTACGACCAGCGATAATGTTGCTTCCTGCTGAACCATTGACCAAATGACCTAAACCAAATACTGCGTTATGCGTTGATGTTGCTACGATAGTATGGTTCTGCCCTCCGACAATCTGGTGGGTTCCTGCTACTGTATTCCCTTGACCACTGACAAGTTGATATGAACCTGTAACTGTTTGTGAAGACCCAGCGATAAGATTTTTGTTTGTGTCATCCCATATCAAATCTGCGTATCCGATAACTGTTCCCGTCCCAGTGAATACAGAAATCTGTGTTGCTACTCCACTCCCTGTAATACCTTGTGTAATTGTCGAAGCAACTGTCCATGCTGGTGCGGCTCCTGTGACAGAAATACCTGCACCTGCTGTAATCGTTGTCGGTGGATTGAGAAGAAGAACCCATTGGCTCAATACTGTTGGGTCTGTACCTTGAAGAATATACGTTTTACTTTGGTCTGTCCGTACACACACATCACCAGTTTGTGCGGTAAGACCAAGCATACAGGTCTGGTCTCCGCATACGAATGTGTCTGTGATTGCTACTGGACCGCCACCGCCACCATTTAGTTTAGCCATAAGTTACTCCTTTACTCGTAAGTAACGATTACTTCTGCATTACCGCTAACTGAACCTTTCAGATAAAGTATGTTACCTTGTTTTCCTGCATTCCAATCGTATGTGAGTGAAGTTCCGTCTGGGATAGTGAAATATGTAGTCCCTGCACTGTCAAGCGAAACCTGTAAATCACCTATCTCACGAAGTCTGATGAGCATATTGTTCGGGCTTTTGGTAAGGACAAGTGCTGTCCATCCTCCTGAAGTTACTGCGATATTTATGATTTCTGAACTGAACCCTGAATTAGTTGCTGTTGCCATAATGTTCCTCCTAAAAAATGAGACGCATTGAAGCGTCCCTGTGTAGTTCACTCGAGAGTATTACTTATAACTTCTCACGTTACAAACACATTGTCAAGTGCTATACGGCGTATATCTCATGCGCTCCGTTGTTCACTGTCTTCCGTTCCCATGATTTCATGCGTAAGTGGTTACATTTGACGTTAGGTATCTTTACTATCGGTATTCCTTTTTCCTTCATTTGTAAACCAAACCATATGTCGTATCGCCCATATACCTTATCTTGACGCTCTGGTTCATTCATCACTGTATACTTGAATGGATGCTCTCCTTTTATGTAGACCGTATTATCTGCCGTAAGCCAAGGGTCATGCAGTATAACTTCAAAAATACGTCTTGATATAAGGGTACAACCAAACCCTGTCCATAGGATTCTCCCGTCATCTTCGAACATTGTTGTCCGTACTGTTTCCGTAAGCGGATAATCGACTGCGACCACTTCAAACCCTTTGTCTGCCTTTTCAATCATCTTGGTTATCGCTCCTTCGGGTATTTCCATATCTTCCTCGACAAACAGTATGTGTGTGCAATCGGTCTGTAATGCCCTAGAAATACACGTATTATGCGAAAGCGGAATTGGTAGCCCTGCTACGATAATGACCTCTATAGGGGCGGGTAGTTCCTTGGAGAGAATGGTAGATTGGATAGTACGGGCGAATATCACTCCTCTGGTTGGTATTGCAAGTGCTATCTTCATGGACGGGTATTCAAGTTCCTACGTTTTATATCATTCAGTTTTACACCAGCCATACCAGAAATGATTGTCCGTCCATCGGGTGCAAGGGTGCGGGACTTTATCTTGTCTGTTGCTGACCATGTGTTGAGTTTACCGAGAGGATAACAATTCTCACATTCTCCACTATGCCATACGCCTTCACCGTCTGAATATGAAAACGCACGATAGACTGTATTCTTGCATTTGGAACACACCATATTACTTCGCCAGTGTACGTTTTGCCGCATCGACTACTTCCGTTGGGCTTGATGGTGCTTCTTCTTCGGTATCATCCGCTTCTTCTTCTTCTGGTTTGGTCGAACCTTTTTCCTTCAGAAGATACTTTGCCTTATGGAGTGCGGTAGACATATCTGCAAGGATATTCAAAAGGTCATCGTCTTCTCCTGCTTTGAAATTGTCTTGCAGGTCTTTGACAAGGTCTAACCCTTCTGAACATGGTGCATCTGTTATGTCAGATATCTCGCAATCATCTGGGAATGTCACCATCCCGTACTTCCCCATATATGTTTCTGCAAAAGTATCAACCAATCCAGTCATCGACTCATATAAGTCCCCTAACGCCTTATGTTCATTGGTGACTGTGTCTGCAAGCCAATGGGCTATCTGCAAACTACCGTTGTATGCGACAAGATACGATATACATTCACTGACTTTCATATAGACCTCCTGTTTAATTTCTAATGATTAGAAAATTGTTTTTGTTGCTCGGCAAGTTGTGACACTTCCGAGCGTGAGATGTTTCGGGGTTCTACCCAAGCACATCTTAGCTTCTCATTTCGACACCGAAATCGCCTCTGAGTCCGTTCATGCCATAGATAGAATCTACGGTGACCAGCCATCCGAGGGAACGTTGCCAGTATGTCCCTTGTGTTCTAGGAGCTAACTGTAACGCTAACGCCCATGCTTCCCTATGAATCAAGACGTTGTGTGTCTGTGTTGGAGTCCCTGCAGTTACAGGAACTTGGGTTGTGTAATACACGGGCACGCCGTATATTTCACCCCACAGATACCGATTATTCGGACCCCGTTTTACAGGAGTCGGATTCTGGTATTGTCCCAGATAATCTGCCCGCACGAACTTGTCTATCTTCATGATAGCCGCCTTCTGTGAAGGTTTAATAATCATCGCCCTGTCTTCAATAGGAGCATTGGCTTCGTCAAGTGTCTGGATTGCCGCAACAATCTCCGTGTCACCGATATCAACACCATAGGTGCCGACATCAGGATTGGTGAATGTTGAGTATAGCAACATCAAATCGCTGTCGATTTTCTGTGCGATTGCATACCCAGCCTTTGACGTATATTCAGCCATCAAGTCGTAGTTCGATTGAACTTTGACAATGTCTTCCACCAAGAACGATGTTTCCTTCCATTTGTTAATGGAGATTGTCGCCTCGGATTCAGTGATTGACTGAAGCGTTACGTCCGTGTTCGCCACTTTGTCCTCAGCCGTCAGGTTAGAAACCTTCGGGATGTGAACCGTGTCGCCACGTCCTTTAACCAAGGAAT